GCGAAGGATGTGCTTCGCAAGTTGGGTGGGGGTGGGGTCGACACCCAAGGCGTGAAGACCCGACCGGGGCCTTACAACGAACCTTCACGGACGATCAAAAGCGACGGGAAGAATTTCTGGTTGGAAACCAGTAAAGGCGAACGCAAGAGCAGGGATTTTGACTCTTGGGAGAAGGCCGACAACGAACGTGAGCGCCAGTACGCTAACGAGGAAGCAGGTGCAACCGATCAACTTGGCTTCGACATCACCCCCGCGATGCGCGAGTCTGCGGCCGGTGGCGTGCCCCTCTTCAAAGGTGCTCCGTCAACCGGCGCGAAGCCCGTGGGCTCGCCCGAGGCTCTCGACACGATCCTGCGCGCGAAGTTCGGCAGCAAGTTGATCGAGGGCCTGCACGAGCAGGGCATCCTGAAGTACGCGCTGGCGCGCGACGAGGGGCAGACGGGCACGCGCTCGGGCACGAAGGCTGTCCTGCGCCAACGACCCGGCGAGCGGCCGGCGGCGACCCTCTACTTCGATCGGCTGACGCCCGAGCAGGCGCCCGCGGCCCTGCTGCACGAGTTGGGCGAGCACTTCGGCATCGTGCGCGTGCTCGGCACCGAACGGTACAACGTGATGCTGAACGAGCTGCGCGGCCTGCGCGACACGCCGGAAGTGGCCGAGGCCTGGAAGCACGTCGAGCGGAATTACGTTGGCGAGAACACCGCCGCGAAGCTCAAGAACACCGACGACCCGATCTTCATCCGCGAGGTGGCGGCGAAGCTCGTCGAGGATCACCCCGACTTGCCTTTCGTGCGCCGGCTCATCAACGAGATCCGCGCGTTCCTCTACGAGCACTTCGGCACGACGCTCGGCAACCGGGTCGACGCCAACCTGATCCGGGGCATGGCTGCCTCGGCGCTGCGCAAGGCCGCGAAGGGCGAACTGCCGGCGACACCCCCAGTGAAGACGTTCCGGCCCCTGGTGAGGACGAATCGTGCCACCGAACCCCGAGCGCAACCCTGACGAGCCGCGGCAGATGCACCCGGACGTGAACTACCTCGTCGGGGTGATTGGTACCCTCGAAAGGAGGATCGACAAGCAGAACGACTTGATCGAGGATCTGNGGCACCCTCGAAAGGAGGATCGACAAGCAGAACGACTTGATCGAGGATCTGCCTCGGGTGTTGGTGAATGCGTTCGCCGAAGCGATTCGGCAAGTACGAGATGAGTCGGGCACGAAAGATGCCCTGTTTCAAACCCTGGAGCGATTCCGCGACGACCCCGAGACTCTTCGGATCGTCGGGGACTCTCTGCAAACGCACTGGGTCAAGTCTTTCTGGCAGTGGCTTGGGGGGAAGGTGGCCGCGATCCTCGGCACCGCGATCCTCGTGGCTGTCCTCGTGTGGTTTGCGCGCTCCAGTGGAGGTAAGACGGCATGAGTGTGGTTGGGCGCGTGCTGCATTCCCCTTACTCGATGCTCATCGGCGCGCTGCTGGGGCTTGCGGTCGGCTTGAGCAACGACTCGGTAGAGGACTGGGTGCTCACTCAGTACGATGTTTTCTTCCCTGTCGTGACGACGAACGTGTCGGTTGTTCTCGCGACGCAGGAAGAGATCCTGCTGTCGATTCGCGGGTTCAAGCATCGGAACTGCCAACTCAGCCGCCCTCCCCACGCCGAAGGACGCACCTCGGGCGGCACGCCTGTGGAGATGAGCATCGAGCGGATCGACAAGAAGGAAACCTTGTCGACGCGTCCGATCGGCCCCTTCGCTGCCGGCTTGTGGCGCCTGTGGCCGCGGGGGAATGCGGCCTCGGTTCAGGTCTACCTGACCTACAGTTGCAGCGGCCGGGTGGTCGTTGCGAAGTACGCAGACGCAGTGTTGCCTTGAAAGGGGGAGACGATGAACGACAACACCAGATTCGATCCGAAGTTCATCGCGGCTTTCGCGGTCGGGCTCTCGCTTGCCGGGCTTGCTTACATGGCAGCGATCACGTTCCTGCCGATCCCGAAGGACAACATCCGCTTCGCCGACACGATCCTCGGCTTCATCATCGGCACTGTCGTGGCTGCGCCGATCGGATTCTTCTTCGGGTCGAGCAGCTCCAGCCGTGCCAAGGATCAGGCCATCAGTGGCATGATGCCGCCGCCCCCTAGCGCATCTTCTTGAGCGTCTTGGCGAGGCGAGCCCGCTGGCCGACCTTGCCGGGGCGCTTCGCCGCGGCAGCGAGCTTGCCGGCGGGGATCTTCTGCCCCTGGGGGACTCCGAGATCGGCGTGTAGAGCACCGGGGTGCTTGATCGCACCCTTGATCCAGTTCTTCGCCATGATCTCTCCTTTCACTTCACCAGATACGCCGACCCCATCGGATTCTCGATGAAGAGCATCGGTGGTTGATACAGCTTGCGGATCGGATTGCCGGAGGCAAGCGAGTTAAGGACCGAGGGGTTCATCAGAACCACCCCATCGCTTCGACACCGCAGTGCACACAATAAGGGCCGATTCCCCGACTGATGTGGAACACGGTGCAGCCACAGTCGCACTCCCACATTTTTTCGCCACGCACCACGGGCGCCACATAGTAACCCTTGGTAGCGTGGCACTCCGGACACTCAAGCTCGTTCGTACCGATCGGGGCAACAGCGACCCATGAGTGGTGGCACACCATGCAAGCCGCGGCGCCACTCAGGTGAGGGGTGCGATCGAGCTTCGCCTGCTCCAACGAGATGACGGTCATAACGACACCTCCCGCCACTCGCCATCGAACGAGCCGCCCTGCCAGCCGGGCAGCCAGGGCCCGCCAAGCGTCATGTGCGCGATGCCGAGGTTCTTGGGCCTGGGCTGCACGTCGACGAGCCAGTTCCACTCAGAGCCCAGCTCGCCGATCTCGTCGTCGTGCAGCCAGTAGAACGAATGCAGATCGAGCGCAGACCGCTCGTTCACGTCGCGCAGGGTAAGCCGCCGGTTCGCTGGGTGGTAGCAGTTGAACAGCATCACGCTGCTCCAGTTCTTCCGTGGGTAGACAGTCTGCACCCGGTTGACCATCTTGAACGATTCGGCTGGGGTGTAGTCGTGCTTGACCACCCACACAGCCTTGTTCGGTTGCTCCGCGACCCTTCGGTACATCTCCGTGGGGTCGCGCAGGAACACCATGTCACAGTCGACGAAAAGCGCGTGCTGTCTCTGGCAGATCATCGGCACGAGAAAGCGCGTGAACTTGAAGTCCGTGCTGAAGGTCGCGTTGCCGGTCAGGTCGTAACCCTGCCCGCCGCGGCGATCGAACGTGCGCCAGATGAGGCCGTGACTCCGTAGCTTCGGCAAGTGCAGGAACTCCGGTTGCAGCTCCCCGCTCGTGGCTAAGAGCAGGCTCTTTTGGGCGACACGCGCGGCCTCGGACTCGCCCTCGTCGTAACCGATGTAGACCTTCATGCCGGTACCTTCAGGATGTAGTCCCCACTGATCTCACCCACGACCTTGTAGCCCATGCCGATGAGATACTGCACGGCACCCATCGGCTTGAGGCCGAACTTCGTTGCCATGTCGCGCTTCTGCTCGACGCAGACCACCGGCTTCCAGTGCTTGAGAGTGAACTCGGCGCCACGCAGGATGAACTCTTCGTAGCCTTCAGCATCGACCTTGATGAAGTCGACTTCCTCGAAGCCGAAGCTATCGAGCGTCTTCATCGGTACGGTGCCCTTCCCCCTCACCCACGAGTCGCCGCTGCTCACCGGGTTCACGCGGATCGTCACCATGTCCTCGCGGTCGCCGAGGGCGAATGGGTGCAGATCGACAGCGCCCACAGAAGACATGTTCTTGATGAAGCACTCGCGGTGCGCTTCCACCGGCTCGAAGGCCTCGATCTTCTTGAACCAGTGCGCGAAGTTGTAGCTCCACAGGCCGATGTGCGCGCCGCAGTCGATCATCGTGCGACGACGCTCGGGGGCACAGTGATAGAGCGCGAGTTGCTGCTTCTTGCCCTGATACGCCGGCTGGTCGTTGAGGATCAAGCGGTTCTTCGGGTCCGCGAGCCATTCGACCATGTGCTGCTCGCCATCGGGCCAGTACCAACCATCGACGAATTTCATTCGTTTCTCTCCAGTTGAAGGCTGACGAGGACATCCTTCAGTTCCGCCAGCACCATTGCCGGGGTGATTGCCAGTAGCGACTGCCGGCAGCCGTCGCAGTCGACGCGCCGGCCGCAGGGCTTGCCCGCGTGGCGCAAATTGCGCATCGTCGGGTAGCCCGTGATGTCTGGGCTGATGTACTCGCTCCAGATGATGACCGCTGGCGTGCCCACGGCAGCCGCGGCGTGCATCAGACCCCCCTCGGTGCCGACGAAGGCCTTGCAGACCGCCAGGACGGCTGCAGCGAGCCGGAACGTGTCGGTCTGCACGAACCGGGTGTAGAGCAGCGGGCGCGTGCCGGCGGGCCCGCACTGCACGGTCGGGATCCGCTGCCCGTGGGTCAGGCAGTCGAGCTGCGACCAGTAGATCGGGCCCCAGTCCTTGTTCCGGTGGCCGATGTCCTTGACCGAGGGCTCCAGCATCACCATGCCCCGGTAGGGCTCGGCGAAGGCCCGTTCCGCGGGCGTGAAGGCGATCTCGGCCGGGATCGGCTTGTAGGGGCGCCACGTCCACTTCTCGGCGCTCTTGCCCGCGATATAGGGCCTGTGCCCCCCGCAGTTCAGCATTCGCGCGAACGGCTTGCCGCGGGCCCGGTCCTGCATGATGTACGGCAGCCCGTCCCACACTGGGCTCTTGATCGGC